CAACAAGCTCAGCACCAGCAGAGGACCCACGAGAGATTGATCCGTTTGCGTTTAGCACGACAGGATCTCCCATAAAAATGGAGTTCGTTTCGTTGCTAGCTATAGTCATTTGTTGTTGACCTTGGCCCTGATATGCAGAACCTAGCATTAGCACTGGACGAAATCCAAAGTTGCCTTGTTGATTTGCCATAATATTACTCCTTTGTAATATGTTGTTAGTATTGGTCGTTTAACAAACCGTGCCGATTACGACTTGTTTCCTGAACCAAAAGTTACTTTGGTTTGCCTTTGGGGTTTACTGATCGGCATCCTTGGATCCTCGATTTTCAGTAGATCGCTGTCGACAGCCTCTCTTTGGCTCTCGGTTAAGTTTTTGTAATAAGAGTTTCTCTCTTCAACGGTCTCTACTGGCATACGAGCTAACAGTAACCCACCTACCCCTATAACTCCTGCGTGTTTACCATCTTCAATGGTAGGAAGTTGCCAGTCAGGATATTCGTCGGCTCGGACTAATTCCCAACCTTCTCTTAATTTTCCCATGACGTTTTTAGTATCGTCAAATCCTCTGACTGATTCCCTTATCCATCGGTGTTTAAACCCATCAGGTGCTGGGGGTGCGTCTAATGATGAAGGTCTTTGCCAACTTTTTCTACGAGCTGTCTTTTCCCTAGTCTCACTAGATCTTAGCGTTTTATTTACCATATTGTCTCCAATCTATACATATTTTGCGTATTGTTCAAGGGTAAGACCCAGTTTTTTTGCTATAGCAACTTGACTAGGAGTGAGTTTCACTTTTTTAGAACCACTTGTTTTAGATGTTCTAGAAGCTCCTGCAACCGTTTGAGGTGCTTTCTCTTTCACTTCTTTCACTTCTTCTGTTTCTTTAAACTTATGAGGAAACTGATCTTTTACATAAGAGTCTATTTCTTCATAATATTCATCACTTTTAGGGTCATATCCTTCTCTTAAAAGTTTTTTATGATGAGCTAAAGCAGTAAAGGTCATTGCTTCGTCTTTACCAAACCAACTATTTTTTTCTGCCCATTCCTCTGCCCTAGGATCAGGTTGTCTTTGAACAGGTTCTTCTGCTTTAGGTTTTTCAGCCATTAATCCTTCTTGTTGTTTTAATAACTGTTCTCTTTGTTGTTTAGAAGCTATGGCTCTTTCTTCTTCAATCGCTAATCTTGTTAGAGATCTTTGAGCCTCGACTTGAGCATTAACATCATTGTTATACAAAGCGTCTTGATATGCTTTTTTAGCTTGTTCGATCTGAGACTTAACTCTTGTTTCATATTCTGAGATATAATTTTCATCAAGAGATTTAATTTTTTTCTCGTACTCTTCATACTTTTTCTTAGCAGATTCAGCAAAACGTAGAGCTTCTTGTTCTCTTTTTTCTGTTTTTTCGACTCTGTCTAATAGCTTCTTAATACGTCTCTGAACGTTTTTAGAATATTTATCTAAACCGTCATCTTTTGAATCATCACCTGAATCTTCTTCAGTTGATTTTTCTTCTACTTGATCTTCAGAGGAAGCCTCTACTTTTTCTTCGACTTTATCTTTAGTAGATTCTTCTTCTTGAAGTTCAACCTCTTGACTTTCTCCTGTAGTGTCAAGGTCTACCATTTTTTCTTCAGTCATAAATGTCTCCTTAGTATATAGTTAGTACGTCTTTAGGGTCTTTCAACTTAGCCAATACTTCATCATCATTAAGGATACGAATTTCTCCACCCTCAATCTTAACTCTTGATCCTGCATATCTAGCAAAAACTACCCAATCACCTTTTTTACACCAAGGTCCATTAGGAAATTTGTTTTTATCAGCATAAGCGTCAGGTCCCATATTTAAAATTAAACCCACATTAGTAGTGAGCTGTTGTTCTTCGATGGCTTTATCTGTCAATAATAAACCACCTTTTGTTTTTTCGACTCCTTTAAAAGGAAGCACTACCATTCTCCAACCTGTCGCTTGTGGAACTTTATCCAAAGCAGGTCCTTCTTCTTTCTTTTCTTCTTTTACCTTTTTTTCATTACCTTTCAGATAACTCGGTACTATTAGTTTACTCATCTTTCATCACCTTTTTATTTAATTCTTGATAGTCTAACATAAGTTGCTCCAATGCGTGTAACTTTCCAAGTTCATATTTATATTCTTCAATAGAACCTAAATTTTGACTTAGCAAGTTTTCTTTTTTTTCGTCTATCTTCTCTTGTATAAGTCTTTTGACTTGATAATCAAACTGTTCCACTATTTGTCAGAATTAATCTTTTTTAATTTTTCGAAGCTGCGAATGCCGGACATTCCGAGAAGAGCCATGACCAACGGCATCAAAACGCCTAAATCAAGAGAAGGCAATGGATCTGTTTGAACACTAAAAGCAGCTAAAAAGAAAGCAATAAATTGTTTTAATACGAATTCCCAGAATATGGCTAAGGCACAGGACATCCCGATGAGGGGCCTCCACGACCGTTGCAACATTCCTGATAATCCACCAGCAGTTGACTTAGCATCAGCTAAGTTAATATCCATTTGTTTGGAGTTGATTTCGTTTTCTAGTTCTTTGAGCTTGTTTCTTGCGGCAAGCTTTTCCTCTTCGGAAGTGTGGACGCTATCGATAACTTTCCCGACAGTGTCCACTAAAGATCCGCCTAATAATTTAGATAACATTGATTAGATATATTGAGCGACTACCCAACCGATTACTACACCGATTACGAGCCATTTTTTCTTTGGGTGTTGTTCCCAAAGGTCTTTGATCCATTTTTGCATTAGAATACTCCTTCGAACTTGAGTCCTTTTGATGCTATTCCATAGCCACGTTTACGCTTCTTATCCTCAGGGACAGCGCCAACTGGTACGCTTTTTCCATAAGGAATATCCATACCTTGTGACTTAGGTCCTTTTTTAGGAGGAATAGTTTTTGTCAATCGTTTAGTCATCAATGAAATGTTATACTATTGTGGTACTTTTGCAACCGTGATATTTGATTAGCAATATAAGAGTCTGCAACGTCCTCTCCATAAGCGTCAACTATTGTTTCACGACTCATAGCCAACATAACTTGTGCTAATTCCACTAAATTAACGCCTTGATCTACTTGTCCTTGAACAAAAGTTCTTGTGTCATTAATAATTCCTTGGACTCTTTTTTCAGTTTTTTTATCCATATAGGGAGTATAGTACTTATTACTTTTTTTTCCTAGATTTCTTTTCAACGTTCTTAATAACTCCTTTGTTAGCAGAAGCATAAAAAACCTGTTGACCTTTTTTCTTTCCATATCGTTCTTCCATCGATTTTTTTATTTTACTACCCTTTTTTGTTAGAGGCATCTCTTCTCTCCTGATTAAGAGTTTGTGTAGTCATCTTGTCGTACTGAACTTCAGCACGTTTATCTGCGATGTCATAATCTTTTTGTATCCTAGCTTGATCAGTCGCCACTCTTTGTTTTAATTTTTCAGCGTCTAATTGTAATTTAGCAATATCAATCTGAGCATCTGCTTGATCTTTTCGAGCATCTTGTGCTAGCTCTTGTTGTTTTAGCTGTATCACAGGATCAGGTTTACCTTGACCACTAAGCTGTGCTGATAGTTGTTTGATCTCTGCCATAAACTGAGCTTCTAACTTAGCCACAACAGAAGCCATATCTTCAATGGGTTGTTGCATTCCTAAGAACTGAGCTTGTTCTTTTGCTTTGAGAGAAATATGCTCCAAAACATGTTTTTGTAATTTCATTGCCATAGGTGGATTACCTAAAACCATTTGATTAGTTCCAAAGATTAAATGATTCTGTATATGCGCATCGTGGTCCTGTGCCTCATAAGCTTGTAATAAATTACCATCTAATAAATCAGAGTGCTCCGTGGCTGGATCTTTAGGTTCAGTTGGAGTATCTTTTCTTAAAATCTGATCAATATCTTTGACACCCAAAGCTTCATACATTCTTCTATAAGCCTCTTTAATATTATGAATATCAGGAGCGCTTTGAGCTAATTGTAATTCAGTTTGAGCTAGAGTTACTCTTTGTGTTGTAGAAAATATATTAGGATCAGAAACAGGAAGAACATCTACACGATCACTGAAGTCTTCAGCCTTAATAGTTCTATCTGCACCTTGAACAGAATACGGATAAGTTTCAGGTAGATAATCTGCAAAAACATCAAACAAAAGTTTGAATTCTTTTTTCTGAGAATAATGGCATCGCTTGTGAATGCCTGACATAACTTTTGAGCCCCTCTCTAATAATGCCATTGTTGTTCCTACTGGAGCATTTTGATTAGCATCGCCAACCTGTAAATCAGTTATGGCAGCAAATCTTTGTCCTGACTGAACAACAAATCCTAAGAGAGAATATAAAGTTTGAGAGGGTTCTTTATAAGGTAATGGTAAGAGAGCATTTCTTAAATCACCGTTAGGTGCATCAATGTCTCTAAATTCTCCTGGTTGAATTGGCTCTGCATCATCTCTAATTTTAAGTCCTCTTGACTTAAATCCTGCTGGTAAATTTGCCAATGTACCTGCGTCTATTAACTGTCGTAACATTTGCGTTGCTGCTCTAGATAGAGCTCCTATCAAATGTATTAAACCTAGTCCGTAAAAACCTAGACCTGGTAAAAACTTATAATGAACAAAATATCTTTTCTTTAATTTTTTCTCGTCACCTTTATCGTAGTTTCTTCTAATGCCTACAATCTTGCTTGAGCTATCTTCAATAGTCACAATGTAAGGAATTTTTATTCCTGTGGGCTCACCATCCATGCCTTTATCTTCAAATCCTTCTAAATCTAAAGATACATGAAACTCATAAAGCTTAATTGACTTATCCATGTAAGAAGGCTTAATACCTTCCATTTCATCATATTTCTTTTTAACTTCTGAAGGACTTGACTCAGAAGGCATAATTTCTACGTCTTTGTAAAAACCTGAAACTTGTTTTTTTCTAAAATCATTATAACTCATGTTAATGATGTGAGTTATTCTTTCACAAGAATCTAAATCACTAGCCATGTAGTTAACAACTAAGTCTTCTGCTGGAACAAACTTTGATACAGCTCGATCCATTAACTCATCGTAGTAAACTTTTTTAAATGTAGAACCTGCGAGAGGTAAATAAAATAACATCTGATCAAACTCAGGTGTGTAATCTTCCATTTTATTCATGAGTTGATAATTCATAAACTCTTGAACACGTTGTGCTTGAGAATATTTTTCAGGAGTTTCTTCTCCCATGATCGCTGTTCTTACAGGACCACCTGAAGGTAATAATTCTTTATAAGCTGTTGCTTGAAACTGTGTAGCACTTTCAGCTAACAAAGGATGAGTGACACCACTTGCTCCTTGGAAAGGTCTTGTTCTCTGTTCATATTTAGTCCCTAATAAATCTAAACCTTTGATATAAGAATCTTCCCAATCTTTTCGAGAAGCACGATCATTTTCTAATTCAGAAAGTAATTCATCACTAAGTCTATCGAGCTCTGTTTCATCCATTACCTCAGATAAGTTAGAATAAAATTCTACTTCTTCAGGTAAATCACCCATCGGATCAAAATCAAGAGTCGCTCCTCCTTCTTCGTCCATTTCAATTTCTAAACCATTAGGAGTAGGAATAGGTTTACCATCTATCTCTACTTCTGTTTCAGATTTAATAATTTCAAGATTCGGAGTGCTTTTTTGATACAGTCCTTTATCGTTATTATCTGCCATTTTTTATTTATACCACCTAATCAGTCTTTTACAACATGTTCATTTGAGGAAGAGAAATCGATCCTCCTCTTCTCTTTTCTACTATTTTGTCTGTAACAAATCTAGGAGTAGAAACATTAGAATATTCACTATTTAGATCTTCTAAATTATTTAAAAACTTATTTATAGTATCTGCACTATCTGAAGCCACATAGCCTTTAAAATTACCTGAGTCCCAATACTGAACTACGTTATTAAAATACTTAGATAGTATCTCTTCAAACTCAGGAGAAGTGACTTGATGCTTATCCATTCCCTCTAAAATATTTTTTTGCTTTTCTGTTAAATCTTTTTGATCGTAATAATTAAGTTTAAATTCATTTTTCTTGGCTTCATTAGCTTGCCAAACAGGATCATCTTTTGATGTAAAAAACTTTTCTTCAAACAAAGCAATACCCTCAGGTTTTAACTTTTCACTAATCAATTTGATTTTATTGTTTCTTCCTTTGTCAATAAACTGAAAGGTCATCTTTTCGGTGACAGCGTCTAGAGAATTATCATCAACAATATTAAAATCAAAATAATTAGTTTCGATAGGAATTTCGTTTTCATCCTCCACGTCAAAAGCATATTTTCCAAATTGAGAACTATCCGTGGTGAACGCTTCACGAATATAGTAAGCGTTAGGCATTTGTTGTTCGTTAAACATTTTCTGAGCAACCACATTCGGATCAACAATAAATCCTGAAACGTCAGGTCGTTGTTCTGCGATCGTATTAATAAATCCACCTTCCGTTCCTCCCAGATCTAAGATACTTCCGTTTTTAGGGAGAGTCTTAATCAACGCATCAGCAGTCGCTATCTGCGCTTCTTGAAACGTGGGTATACTTGTAAAGATATGATTTTCAAAATCACCTGTTCGTTTTTCTTGAAAGACATCAAAAGTGTTTCCAATATCAGAAACATCTAAGATTGGTTCATACTTTTTTTTAGGAGGAGCAATTTCTTTTGTTAAAACTTTTGTAAAAAAATCTATTCCTAAAGCTTTATTGGCTACTTCAAAACCTTCTTCGGTTTTTAATACATTCTCTCTCGAATCACTTGAAGATCCTTGATCGACATTTTCTCCTTGGAGACTTTTTGTTTTGAGGGCTTCAATGGTTGTTTGGCCTTCGCCTTGGCGTACTGTATCAGTTTTTTCATTTGTTGATGTTATATCATTTTGTTTGTTTTTTTCAAATTCTTCCTCTCTCTTTTTTAGCCAAGCTTCTGTATCTTTGACTGTATATTGTCCTGGTTCAATTGTTTCTGTTTCTTCGTTTTGTTTTATCTTTATAGTAGGTACAAAATTGCTTCCTAAATCTAACAAAGGAGAATCTTGTAAAAATCCTGTCGTAGCATCTTTTATTAATTCTCCTGTATAAGGATTATAGACACGAATATCGCTTTTATTTATTTTATTTGTTTTAGCGACTACTTCTGCTTCACTGGATTTACCCCTCATTACCAAATGCTCTGGTTTAATAGGGACCTCTAAAAGAACCAAATTATCTTTTGGCTGATAAGTATCCATATTCATAAACTTTTCATTAGCAAAATAAGCAAAACTAATTGCTTGACGAGGATTCAGAGTAAATGACTTTGCTCTTAAAGACTTAACATCTGTATCTAAAAACTTTTTAGCATCTTCTTCAGTCGTTAAACGATAAGTTACAAATTCGTCTCCTACATTTTGTCTAAAATAATCTTGAATCATTTGCTTGTATTCTGGATAATCAGGATACTCAGTTATTTTAGATGCGGCTCTAGGGTTTCCTAAATCAGCTACTCCACCTTGATAATCATCCTCCCAAGCTTCATAAAAAGGCACGGACCCATATCCTACGTTTATAGTTTCAAAATAAACTTTGGGATCTCCATAATCTCCTTCTCTAAAAAGATTGTCTTGTCCTTCAAATATTTGATCTAGTTTATCTTTATCTTTAATATATTTTGTATCTTTAGCTGTTAGGATCATATCTCCTATCTTAGGCGCAGGAGCTGATGTCATTCCTACATCATCGACAGAAACTTTTTCTTCAGGAACATCAGGCGTGATCAACGGTTCAGGAACCGTGGTCGTTTGTGGTGTGGATAAAATTTGATCGATAGAAATTTCAGGAGGCAAAAATATTTTTCTATTTAATTCTTCGTTAAACTTTCTTTCTGCTTCGATCTGTGCTTCATCGGGCGCTAATACTTGACCTGAAGGAGTATCTCTTAAAGCGCTCACCGCAGGTGACGCAGCAAAATTTATGATAGTATCGTAGACATTATCAAGAGATATGTTACCTAAATTTAATTGGTTTTGAATTTCACTAGCTTGTTGAGATCCGACAGCACCCACGAGCAACGATCCGAGAATCGTTGGATTCGATAACGCTTGCATCGCTAACGGTCTGCTTAAACTCAAAAAAGCTCCTAACATTACTTATCCAAACACAAACCATTGTCTAAAACTATTTTTTCATTGGTCTCAATCCAAACTCGTGCACCACAGGACAACGGTTTGTTAGGACTATAAATAACTTTAGCGACTACATTATTCTCCTTATCAAAAATTTCTACATTCTTTGCATAATCATTCGACTTAGAGGTTTTGCAAGTAATGACTGGATCCTCTAGTCCATGTTTTTTGTTCGATCTAATCTTGTGTTGATTAATATGAATTATTTT